CCGCTGGTTGGAAGGCTAAGGAAATCACTAAGGGACCAAACCGTACCAAGGAGATTCCATTCAACCCAAACAGCCGTGACCAAATCTGTGAACGTCTGATGGCACAGGGATGGAAGCCAGCAGCCTTCGAGGGTAAGCGTCCTAAGATTGACGAGCCTGTACTTAAAAGTATTGGTACTCCGTCAGCTCTGAAGCTCCTTGAATATCTGTTGGTATCCAAGCGTCTCGGTCAAGTGGCTGAGGGTAAGCAAGCGTGGCTCAAGCTAGAGCGCAACGGTCGTATCTACGGCAGGGTAAACACCAACGGTGCTGTCAGCGGACGCTGTACACACTCAACCCCGAACGTGGCTCAGACTCCTGCTGGACGTGCGCCTTATGGTAAAGAGTGTCGCTCTTGTTGGACTGCCCCAGAAGGTAAGGTACTTGTTGGTGCTGATGCTTCTGGTCTGGAACTACGTTGCCTTGCTCACTACCTCGCTATGTTTGGAGACAAAGAATACGGTCGAACAATCTTAGAGGGAGACATCCACACAGCAAATCAGAAGGCTGCTGGACTGCCTACTCGTGATGACGCAAAGACATTCATCTACGCTTTCCTGTATGGCGCAGGTGACGCTAAGATTGGTTCTATTGTTGGTGGTTCTGCCAAGCAAGGTAAAGCTCTCAAGGCTTCCTTCATGAAGAAGACACCATCCATCAAGAAGCTTTATGAAGCTGTTAAGCAACGTGTGGAAGCCACAGGTGTCCTCCGAGGTCTTGACGGACGTGAGCTACCTTGCCGTAGTCCTCACTCTGCTGTGAACCTTCTCCTTCAATCTGCTGGTGCGGTGGTAATGAAGCAAGCTCTCGTTGAGTTTGTGGACTCCGCTAGGCATCCCTACGAACTCCACGGAAATATCCACGATGAAGTTCAATTCAGTTGCGCCCCTGAGCACGCAGATGCTCTCGGTCGTTGCTTTGTAAATGCTCTCGCTAAGGCTGGCAAAGTCCTTGGCTTCAACTGCCCGTTGGACGGTGAGTTCAGCGTAGGTAAAAACTGGTCAGAAACACACTAACATGAAAACACTATACATAGATGGCGATATGCTCGCCTACCGTGCCGCCTTCAGTAACGAGGTGGAAACTAAATGGGACGACAATGTCTGGACACTCCACACGGATGTGAATGCTGCGTTGGCTTACTTCGATGACTTCATCACATCCCTGTGTAAGAAGTTTAAGACGGATGCCTACCAGTTAGTATTCAGTCCGAGGCGTAACTTCCGATACGAGTTGTTCCCCGCATACAAAGCGAACCGTGGTGGTAAGCGTAAGCCTCTAGCCCTCTCTGGGATTATTGAGCAGACACGTGAACGTCACCCTTCGCTTTTAGAAGAAGGTATTGAGGCTGACGACTTAATTGGCATCCTCTGCACCAAAGACCCAGACACAACCATTGCTGTCTCTGGGGACAAGGACTTCGCCACACTCCCAATCACTTGGTACAACTTTCTCCGTGATGAGCTGAAGACGTTGACCGAGGAAGAGGCTGACCGAAATCATTTGACACAGACCCTTATGGGGGATGCAGTAGATGGATACGCAGGTCTCAAAGGAGTTGGTCCTAAGACAGCTGTTAAGCTTCTCGACAAGCACGGCTGGGACTGGGACGGCGTAGTTAAAATATACGAAAGCAAAGACCAAACAGAAGAGGATGCGTTACTCAACGCTCGCCTCGCATACATCCTACGAAACAAAGATTACACAAACAACGAAGTACAATTATGGACACCTACAAAACAGAACAACCAGAAATAAACTTAGGCGACCAAGTCGTCTACATCGCTGGACCAATGACAGGGCTCAAGGATTATAACTTTGATGCCTTTGATGAGAAAGCGCACCTATTTAAGGAGAAGGGTTATGAAGTAATCAACCCTGCTGAGTTAAGTCGTAACCACGCTGCGGCTATGGGCATTGATTTAAATGAAATCACTGTTCGTGAGTGCGCTCAGACTGACCTCAAGCACATCGTAGCTCGTGCTACCCATATGTATATGCTGAACGGATGGCAGTACAGTAAGGGAGCTAAGGCTGAACACGCTGTGGCTGAATGGTTGGGTATGACGATTATGTATCAATCCAAGGAAGACCTAAAGACCGCTCGTCATCACGACAAGGAGTGGTGGTTTACCTTCCAAGCAGATACCTTCAATGACATCGCCGCTCTTACTCGTAAGAAGAATGAGGACTATACTGGTGGTGCTGCCACTCCTAATCCCTTTGCTAACTTTGATGAGGCTAATGAGTTTGGTGTAGACCCACTCGTAGGACTCTCGGTTCGCATGGGAGACAAGATGCAACGTCTAAAGTCCTTCTGTAATGCAGGGCTATCCCTTGAAACTAAGGGCGACACTGTTGCGGACATATTCAAAGACCTAATTGGCTACTCAGCTATTGCTCTTGGTATGCTGGAAAGACGGAAGGAGAGGGACTAATATGAAGGTCGAAAACGATTTACCTCCGATTTCTTCCTCTATTATCAATAAGTTAGAGGAAGTGTTCCCATTAAGGGATGACTTTGATACGGCGACAGGACAGAACGCTTTGATGTTCTATTATGGTCAACGTTCCGTCATTCGTTATCTTAAAAATCAACATAAACTACAGAACGAAAACATCCTAAACAAGAGTTAATTATGTGCACCTCAGCTCCCAAAATCCCAGACCCAGTACCACCACCAGCTCCGCCTCCTCCTCCAACGAAGACGGCTAAGAAGGTGGAAAACAAGTCTCTAAAGAAACGACAGACATCCAAGAAAAGTGGTACGTCTGCATTAACAGTACGTCGCTCGACAGTGAACACTGGTTCATCTGGTTCGGGTGCTAATATCAGCTACTAAATTATGCCCTCAAAAACGATTACGGTTACTAATGGTGATGGAAGCACCAAAACAATTACCATCCCTGACCGTAGTCGTTTTGCAGGGACACGCACGATGTCCAGAGTGACAGACGGCGTTACCCATAACATCACAGTAGACCGCACGGCACAGGTAGTTACCTCAGACCGTAAAGGGGAGTCTCGTCCGCTACTTACCAAAGTAGTAGGCGGGGCTTCTGCTGCTTATAGCCTACGTGACCTCAACGACCGCGCAGGTAACAACAAGGTAGTCCGTGTAAGACGTGCTAGTGACAACCACGAGAAAGACTTCCGAGCAAAGGAAGTAAAAGACATTGCAACTTGGGTAAACACTCAAGCTGTTCTCCCTCTTGACATACAAGAGTTAGAATCTGATGGGCGCACAGGTGATGTTATTTCTGCCGCCGCCGCCTACAGCCTCCGTAACCTTAGCTCCACCTACACAGGTAACGTAGTAGTCGTAAGGCGTTCTAGTGACGACGCAGAGGAACTCTTTACTGCGGCTGAGGTTGCTGATGGGACGCTGACGACTTGGGTTAATGCCGTCGAGACGGTTGGAGCGGAAAGCAATTTCTCTTCTACCATATCACCTTATAATTTATATCAAGCTGATGGTTCCACTGCATCTCTAAATGAGACAATAGGTGGCGAAACAGGTGCGCTGAAAATAACTTCACAGGGTGGCTCGTCCCATCTTAGGTATTTAGGAAGTATTACAAACCTATCGGTTAATACTACGATAAAAATAAGCATTAAAGTTTATATCCCTAGTTCAAACACTTCACTGGATGGGCTTACATTTTCTCTGCCTAATTTTACGGTAACATCAGGGCAACGAGCAAAAACGATTCCTACTGATACGTGGACTACTGTGACAGTAGAAGGTACATCTTCAGACCTATCTCCATCTAACTCTTGGAGAATATATCCTAGAAATCGGTCAGCAGGTGATGTCATATATTTAAAGAACTATAGGATAACTCAGGATATAGCAGACGGCTACGTTGTGATTTGGTACGACCAATCAGGCAACGGCAATCACGCTACGCAGACGACTAATGCAAGCCAGCCTAAGATTGTTGATGGTGGGAGCTTGGTTACCAGAGGGGAAAACTCCAAACCAAGTATACTGTTCGGTGGTGCGGTAGATAACCGATTGGATGTCGTTGGTAGACCCATTGCGAAGAGCGTATTTTCAGCCCTGCAAGCAAGTAACACCAACTTTGAAACACTGATTTGTGATACTAACGACAATACCCCCAGACTGACCACGAATAATAACGCAAACAATCGTGCTTACAAGTTTGAGGGATTCGGAACTCCAAGTGTCAACGTAGACGGAGTTACTTATAATGGTACATCTAATGTATCTTCATTGGGCTTTCACTTACTTGGGATGACATCGGGTTCGGGGTCATCAATTAATAGGATTGGTGCAAACCCCTCAACAGGTTCAACAGGTAACTCATTCAATTATGTATCGGAACTAATCCTTTACGCCTCCGACCAATCGGACAACCGAACAGCCTTTGAAGCTAACATCGGGGAGACCTACGGCATTGACCTACCATCTGGAGTAGACACAGGGTATGACCAAGTGGACGGCTTTGTGGAGACTTGGTATGACCAGTCAGGAAACGGCAATGATGCTACGCAG